ACAACAATTGGTTTTTTGCCGCTCGAGTTTTTGTAACCGGTTGCTTTGAGTGTTGCTTGTACCTCGCGTACGTTGTCGCCGTTGTCACCGAGCCGGCATGTTTTCCAACCTGTAGCGGTGTCTTCGGCTGGTACGTGTGAGCCGAGCGGGAACGTGGCCATCGCGCCATCTATCCAGTCGGTGGTGTCGGCGTGCTCGTTGTCCAGTTCTATGTGAATCCAATCGCCGGAACCGCCGCCTTTGATAACACCTGGCCGGTAAATGTTCCAGTCGTCACGGTCGCAACGCCAGCCACGACCACCAGAGCCGTACTCGTAATCGGCGAGGTACTCGAGGCCGATGTCGTCAGCGATTGAAACAAGCCAATCAATGACCTTTTCTAGGTCGGCACGTGAGCAGCCAGGGCGACCCGACCATGCACGGCGGCTGAGATCGGCGGCACGGCCAGTTGCATGAACAGACATGCCAGACAAGTTTGATGACTGTGAGCCACGCTTTTTGCGTACACCGAACGTGCCATTGTTCCACACCTGCCGGCCTGAAGCGTTCTGGATGGCGGCAACGAACGCTTCGGTGCCGGCTTTTTTGCCGTCGGCTATTTTGTCGAATCCTGTGTACGGTCTCATGCTTCCACCTTAGGCTTCGCCAAACGCTGCTTTGTAGCGGCCTTCACAACCGCTAAACCTGCACCAATCGCAGCTGCACCAGCGGCTTTCCAGCCGGCCCCAACCATGTATGACGCTATGCCGGCTTGTGCGGCGGTTGCTATGGCTCGTTCTGCGTAGTCTCGTAGTTGTTCGTTAGTCATTGTCTTTTTTTCCTTTCATGCCGTTCGAGGCGAGCACTCCTGAGAGTGCGCCTGTTAGGAACAGCACCATTGGTGTTAGAAGTTCCCATGCTGCGGCGTCGTTTGGTGCTTGTTTGGTGATGGGTTGCGAAATGAACAGTAGGCCGTAAAGGATGGTGAGCAGGGCGGCAACGAATGACATGGTGAGGCCGATGCCCACCACAAAAATTAGGCGGGCTTTGAGTTCTTCGGAGTTGTACCGTTCGCGTCTAGTCGTAAACATCGGAGCACATTCTTCCTAGTTGTGTGCCGCAACGTGGCAGCACATCGTTTGGGCAGTTGCCCTCAATGGTGCATATCGGATAGTTGCAGCGTGGTTGTGTCCAGTTGTCGGGGTTTTGGCACGGGTAGCGGTAGCCGTGCATCGTGCAACCTGCCGACGCAAAAAGAACTGCAGCTGCGGCCACCACATATTTCACTCCTGGAGGCCCCAAATGCCGATAGCGGTGATCGCTAAACCGACAAACACGAGAATCGTTGCGCGAATCATTCTGTTGGCTCGAGTTCTGGTGGGTCTGGCCGTGGGTCTGTTAAATCGCAATCTGTGGCACAATGGCCGCATTGAACGCGTGTAGGTTCGCCGCCTACGGTGCGTTCAACGTTATGCCATTGGCATTCTGTGTTTTTGCATGTTGCTGTAATCATGTTTTCCTATACTGCGATTTGATAAACGAATGATGCTCTAATTTTGTCGTCAACAGCCCAAGTGAACGGGCGATTCTGATTACTGTTCAGCCCTAAAGTTAGATAGGTACTTCCTGACGGGTCAAGCGTTCCAAAATAAACATTGCCTGCAAACGCCGGATGAATGAAACCGGCGTATGTTGTGGAAGTGTCGTCGTCAAGATAAAACGCCCAACCTTTTGGTTCCCCAAGGTTACTTGAGGTGCCAATAGGGTATTCAATGCGGAAAGTTCCGGAAATGGAAGTAGTTGACCCAAAAACGGTTTGCCCCGTCACATACACAAGATCATTTACCTGCGTGTAAAACCATGTTTCGGTTGCGTTGCCCGGTGTTAGGTTTATCCATGAAGGCGTAAACGCTGTTTTTTCACCTATGGCGTTCAAATTTGCTGCTGTGAGCACATCGCCAGAACTAAACGGAAATGGGCTAGTCATATTGTCATCCTAATCTGTTGGTGTCCAACACGCCGAGAGTGCTTGAATCCAACACAAACGACTGATAATCCTGCGCCGGCAACAAGTCCAAAGTGATGGTGGTGCGGCCTGGTGTTGCTTGAATGGTGCGACCTGAGATCACACAGTTTGCTGTGACTTGTGTTCCGCCGGTCGGTGTGTACGTGATATCGCACGGCTGAAACAGCCCGTCGACTGCGGCCATCAAATTGATCAGCGTGGTTGCAGCTGTCGTACCGTTACGGTCATCAATCAACTCGATTGACGTGATAAGCCGGCGTGGTATGTATCTTGCGTTGCCTTGTCGTTTTGTCCAGAATTCTGCGGCCTCGAGTGCGCCGGCGTCGTTGCCGTTGTCTGTTTCGTTGTTGTTGCCGGTGTTGTTGTAGAAACGTGCGCGTGTGCCGTAACTGTTGCCGGTGTCGGTGTTTGTTGAGTTTTGGCTGGTTACGCCGGTGATGCCTGACGTGACGGTGGCGGTGTTTGTTATTTCTTCAAAGTTGAAGCCAGGGTCTAATTCTGCGAATGCGAGTGTTGTGCCTGTCGGGCTGTCAGAAAATGCGAATGGAATATTGAAAATGCCGGTGTAGGTGATGGTGCGGTTGAGTGCCGTTGCACCGTAGGCAATACCTGGCGTTGGGCCAACAATGCTTGCGCCTGTGGGAATGACTATCGCCGGATATCCACCAAACACGGCTTCGTTTATGTAGTCAAGGCTACTGACGTTTGTGGCGGCTGGTCTTGCCATGTAGCCGCCTGAAGTGTCGCTGACATCAATTAAAAAGACTGATCTTGGGTAAGTCGGTTGGCCGTAATCGGGAAGTGTTGCGCCTGCGCCATAACCTGAGGTTCCCTCAATTACATCTTCAATAAACCTTGAAAAATACCTTGTTGTGGTGTTTTCCGAAACATCAAACAGTTCGCTTGACGCGAGCGACATCCAATCTTCACAAGTCAGTTGTACTGATGAGGCGGTGCCGTCGTCACGCATTTTGAAATCAGAAACAAACACGTGCGCTGTGTAGCGGTCGGTGTTAGCCGATGGCGCAATCCTGATTGCTTTCGTTAGCCAATCAATCGAGGCGTAAGTGCCAGTACCACCGCCCTCGGCCGGCGTAAAGTCACCTTCGTTGTTATTCAACGTCAGCACAACGTTCGTTGGGCTAAAACGCCCAATGTTGACCTCACAACGAATGTTGAAACCTTGCACAAACGACGTGATGTCAGTTGCGCCTGTCCCATCAATCAGATCTATCTGCCAACCCGCAAACGCCGTCATGTCAGAACCTAGCGTTCGATGTCACAGGAATCGGGGCAGCACCATTGCGCCGGCTGTAGTTCTGTAGTGCTCGAACAACGTCATCGCCGTTACTGCCGGCCGGCATGTTGATTGTGACGTTCATGCCGCCCATACGGCCCATTTGGTCAAGCGGGATGATGGCTTCGGGGCCGGCTTCACCAACGATGCCGAGCGTGGGGCCGGTCACGATGCCGCCTTCAGCAAACATAGGTACGCCGGCCATTGCTTGCCCGAGGTTGAAGGTTGGTACTCCGTAGGCTGAGAGGTCGCTGGGTATTTCTTGGCCGCCGAGGTCTACAAGGTTTTCCATGAGGAACACGGCTCGTTCGAGGTCGCCTGTGTCAATTTCTAGTTTAAGTACCTCAAAGAATGAGTCGGATAGGTCTTCGCGTTCTTCACGTAGTGTGCGTAACGCTTCGTAAGCTTCGTTTTGTGCTTCTTGCCAGGCTTCTGAACCTTCGGTGACACCGTTCAGTTTTTGTGCGATGTCGGTCAGATCTTCAATGAATTGGTCGGTGGCTTCTTGCTGGTCTAGCGAATCAAAGAAGCGGTCAAGGCGTGATGTGGCTGTTTCTACGCCCTCGTTCAACGGGTCGAATGCTTCGTTGACACGGCCAAGCGTGCTACGAAAATCTTCGCCCTCATACCTCACGCCACGAATTGATTTCAACAGTTTTGGCATTGAGTCCCGCGCCAGTTTTTCTGCCTCATAGTCAAGTGCTCGAAGTGACTTGTTTGCCAACGGGTCAATCTTTTTGGCAGCTTCTTCGGCTTCGTCACCGAGGTGACCTAATTCGGGGATGTCAATGCCTGGAATCTTGTTCAACAGACTGATGACACCGTTGAGGCCGTCAATGATTTTGTTAATGACCCACCTGATGCCATCCCAAGCCAACTCAAACGCATACTTGAGGGCGTTAACTGCTTTGCCGAGAATGTTGAATTTCATTTGCAGCACAACGATGGCGGCAATGATCGCCACGATGATGCCGATACCTGTAGCGACCCATAGGGCAGTAAACGATGTAGCAAGCACACCGTTAAGTGCAGCTGTGACTGCTTGCACCGTGTTGTACACGCTCATCGCAATATTGAGCGCAACGATCGCTCCAGCAAACGTTGCAACAACGGCACCAATAGTCACAATCAGATCTGTGTTTTCACCAATGAAACCGGCCACACGTTCGAGTATCGGTAACAGTTCCTCAAGCACAGGTAGCAACGCCATGCCAATTGCTTCTTTGGCGTTGTCTAACTCGATTTTCATTAACTTGAAGCGGCCTTCAAGTGTTTCTGTCGATTCTTGTGCTGCACCACCGAACGTGTCAGCCAGCTGTGCCATGACCTCATCGGCATCTGCGCCGCTAGCAATCATGTCGGTGAGAGACTTGTCAAGTTCTTTGAGTGGCCCTACCTCGCCTTGGAAGCCTTCCTGTAGGGCTTCGGTAACTGTCTCAAGGTCTTTGCCTGTGCCGGCAGCCACATCAAGCGCAAGCGTCATAAGTTCTTGCGCCTGGGTTACGTCACCTGTTGCACGAACAAGGTTCGCGAACGCCGGCCGCAACTCGGCATCGGACACAGCGGCTGCTTTTTCTGTTTCCGCAATGTACGACTCAACGGCTTTAACTTGTGCTTCGGTTGCGTCGGTCGTGGCTTTAAGTGTGCGTGCCAGTTCGGCCTGTTGTGCGGTGTCCTCAATCGCTGCTTTAACAGATAGACCGGCGGCAGCTGTCAGACCGGCAAGAGCAGCGGTAGCCGGTACGAACGCTTTTTTGAGTGCAAAGCCGGCTTTTGCACCTGCGCTGTCGAGCCGTTTAAACTCTTCAACGGCTTTTTGTATGCCTTGCGGTTGAAACTCTGAAACAATTGGGACTTTGATTGCCATTCGTTTAACCTATTGCATCTACTCGTTTTTGGATGGCTTGTTCCATCTCAATGATTGCGTCGTTCACGCCTTGCTGTACGTCTTTTAGGTGGCGTTCAGCTGCAAGCCACGCGATGCGTGAAGCGTTGCGTTTTGTTTCACGATTGATTTTGTTAATCATGCCTTGCCCGCGTGGGCCGCCTTTAGAACCGCGACCGCTCCCGCCAGCACGGCCAGCAATATCAACAATTGCGCCAGCCGGTGAGCCGTTAATCAGTTTTAACAATGGGAATATTTCAATGTTTTTTTGGCGTTTTGTTGGGCCTTTGTAGGTGACTTTGATGCCTTTGCGAGCCACTTTCGGATCCCATCCGCCTTTCCACGTTCCCCAATTGTCAAGGGGTGATGCGTCAGGCACCAGGCTTCGTGCCTCGTCAATCATTGGCTTTGCGGCCAATTTCATTTTTGCGACGGTGGCGCGCCGTAACGCGGGGTCGATTTCTCCAAGCGTTTTCAACATTTGTGGCACGCCATAGACCTCGACCGATGCCAACTCTTGAATTGTTGGTTTCGGTGATCGTCTACCGGCGGCCATGTTTGTTGCGCTCTTTCGCTACGTCATTTACGGTTATTAGGTCTCTTGAGTCAAACTCGATGTGATGAGGCCACCAGCCGACGGCTAGCAATAGTTCTGCTAGTGCTCGTCGGTAGGTGCCTCGTTGGTAGGGCGTTCGTCGCCTTCTCCAATCACTTCAAGTTTCACAACTTTTTTAACGAAATCATCGAACACGGCTGGAACTATGTGGCCGTGTTGTTTTGATGATTCGTATGCCAAGTAGGCAAGATCTTCCATTCCGATGCCTTGCGATAGGTTGCTGGCTTTCGTTTTGAATTTTCTTTCCCATGCCACGATTGTGAATAGGTTGGTGTCTACTTGGTATTGGTCATCCGCTGTGGTGACCTGAATGGTGAGTTGCATGTCGGTGCTTTCAGGTTAGGTTCGGTCAGGCTGTGGCCCGCACGTAGGTGCCGCCGGTGAACGTCAAATCAATGGTTTGCAACGCTCCGAGCGCACCGTTGATTGGCGTGATGCTTGAGAGGTACATGCCTGAGAATGTGTACTCAGGGTTGTCTACGGCTGCTGTCGTGCTTGACGTGGCGTACACAACAACATCGGTTGTAGTGCCGACAAGTGCCGACAGGTTTTCTTCAACCTCTGAAGTGCCGTAGTCAAGCATGAGGGTTGCGGTGACCTCGTGGTTGCCGAGGCCGGCGGTGTATTTGCGTGCGCCGTCAGCAAACGATGTTGCTTCAAGCTGTTCAAAGTTGATTGTGACGACCGCTGCGGTGCATTGGTCGCTGTAATCAACGGAGTTGATGAGCAAAGCCGGTTGGCTGAGCACGGTGGTTGTTGCCATTTTCAGTTTCTCCTTGTTGAAACTCTGACCGTGAGGTCGTATGCGGGGATTTGTTGTTCACCGATGAGCGCAGCTGAGGGCCGTGCGTCGGTGATGCCTTCAACATTGTTGATAATGATGTCGGCTTGGGTCATAAGGTAATCGAGTGCGTCGCTGTTGCCAGGGCCGCCGGCAAGTATGCGACAAACGATGGTTGCGTCAATGATGTTGCTGTTGAAACCGATTACTGTTGGGGCTTCAACGAACACGCTGAGAGGGCGTGCGTTGCGTGGGTCTTTAACAACGACCATGCCGGCATCGGCGAGGCGTGTGCATACGTTGTCGTATGCGGCGGCAAGAATACCTGTGGCAGCCATCTCAACCGATCTGCGGCCTTCCTACACCGAGCAGTTGTTTGATGCGTGCCATAGTGCCGAATGGTACTGCGCCGCCCATCTGATCAAACGATGCAAACGAATCAACAGAGCCACGTTCACGATAAAGAGTGGCTGCGTACATGATGGTGCCAAGTTTGATTGACCCATCGGGTGCGGCGTCCTCGTCGTCGTGATAGCCGGCATTAGCACGTGTCCGGTAGCAATACACGTTGGCTGCACTCACGCAGGTTGCAATGAACGCGGTGTCGTTAGCGGTTGCAGCTGAGATGCCGAGCCATTCTTCAACATCGGCTGATGTGATCCAAGTTGCTTCAGGTTCCCAACGGACTTCGCCGTCATCTACGCCGTAGGCGAAATCGTCGCCGGCGTTCGGGAAGATGATTTGGTGTTCGCGTGGTACGTCGTAATCGAATACGAGTGTGCCGTTTTCTTCAACTCTTACGAGTTCGTAATCAACGAGCGACCAGACAATCTGTTGATTGCCGTCGAGGCCTCGATTACTGCCAACAATGTTGATTGGTGAGCCGAGTGGGATGCTTGAAAGATGCTCAAGGGTTTGCACCACGCCATAACCATCAACGCGTGATGATTGAATGATCTTGAAGGTGGTCATGGCGTGGTGTTGTCCCTACTGGAGAATCAGACGAATGCGGCTTTGACGTAGCGGTTGAGATCGAGCATCAAC